CGCTGGGGGAGGCGGACGCGGTGATTACGCCCGGTCATGGCTCCCGTGTTGTGGGCGCTCCCGATCTTCGCCAGAGCCTGGTCCCAGAGGCCGATGGTGAACTGGGTGGCGACCCGGTCACTGACCGCAGAGGGGGGCTTCCCCTGCTCAATGGTGCCGCCTCCGGGCACCTGGGCCTTGACGGCTTGGAGCATCTTGCCCTTAGCCCCCATGAGATCTACGTTGGTCCTGCCCAGACTGTCCTTGTAGGCGGCATAGCTGGCGAACTTCAAGCCGATGCGGGTGGCTCCCCGGCCCGTGGCGGCCACGCCCGGCCCAGCACCGATGCGGCGGGCGAAGCGCAGGGAGGCAGAGCGGCGCTTCTTCCGGCCCAGGTCCTTGCGCCCGGCGGCGTTAGGGTAGATGTAGATGGGGCCACTGGTGGAGTAGGGGGCGAAAGGCTGGCCGTTGACATCGCGGCCAGCCTGAGTCCGCTGGATGATTATGGACAGCGCACGATAGGCCACCATGGTGACGTCGCCCACGGTCGGCTTCTGGCTCCGCCCCAGGCGGAGGACAAACTGGACGGGGTCTTGCCCCCCAGTCGCGGTGAACGTGCTATCAGCCATGACCTCACTGGCCCATCGGGCCTAAGGGGGGAAGTGTCAAGGGACCGGGGCCAACAGCCCAGATCAGCTAATCCGGGGTGCTGTTTTGTGTTCGCCCGTCCCACTCCTCGGCTATCCGCTGGTGTTCAGCGTTGACTATGGCGTCCGCTGTCTGGATGTCGTCCTGATGCGTCCGTTTCCACGCCAGCCAGGCCTGCCATTGAGACTCTGGAGCCGGTGCAAGCCGAAAGGTCCGGTCCTGATCGTCCACCAGGATCAGATCGCGTCCGTCCGTGCGGACCTCCTGGATGACCTTTAGGGTGTGCGTGCCCTGGGGCTCGTCCGTGTAGTTGGACGCCTTCCAGCGGAGCCAGAGGTCACTCCTAACCCGGCCATCGACGATGCGCGGGGCCACGCGGGTGACCACGAATTCCACCCCGAGGCCCAGGTCGATGGGCGCGTCATCCGGTGGAGCCCCGGCCATGCCGACGCGAGCACCGTGATCGTTGCAGGAGGCGAAAAGCGCCTGGAGGCGCTGGCGCTCCCGGTCCATGCTGTCAACCCGCATCAGTGACCCCCTGCCTTGATCTTGACGCAATCCTCGATCTTGCGCCCATCTCCCATTTTAGGATGGCCGGAGTCCCGGAAGGCCTTGATAATCTGGTCTTTTTCGGCCTGGCTCCTGACTATGAAATAGTCCACGTCGTCCAGTAGGGAAAGAGTCCCCTTGAGGATGGTCTCATTGGTGCTGCTGGTGGCACATTGGTCCTTCCAGCCCGATACGGTGAAGTGTCGATTCCGGCGAACGTAGTCGTCCGTGACCCGCCCGTACTTGTCACCATCATAGGAGATGGCGTCCAAGCGGCGCAGGAGATTCGCCTTGAACACCACCCCGGACTCTGATGGGTTGGCCTGGATGCGGGTAAAAACGTAGTTGCCGCCCCCGGTGCCCAGATCGGATTCGGGACTCAAACCGCCAACCGGGATGCCCACCCGGATTTTCTCGACCGTTGCTGCCATCGCCCCGTTGCCGCCCATGGCAGCCTCCACGAATTGCGCCACGCCGCCGCCCTGGGTGACCGAATGGTAGAGGCCGTACCCCGGCATGGACTGCTCCAGGTCCTTCTGGGACATGTCGAAGCGGTACTGGTTGCGCACCCCGGCCCTGAGAGAGTCGTCGCGGAAGGCTGTGGCCTGGACTCCCGCCGGGTCGTAGTCTGGGAGCTTGGTCACGTCCGAGACGCCCAGGCGCTTGGCCCAGAACTCCCGGCCCTTGGCCACGCGCTCCTCCACCGTGGCGGCCCTACAGACGGCGGCCCACCCCGGTTGATTGTCCAACTTGAGCATGTAGGCATGCTTCTGTAGGTACATCCACTCCTGGTCTGCGGTCGCGGCCACCCGGGTCTGAACCCCGGACAGCCCGGTGACACGGGTGAGTAGCTCATCGACCAGGGCGGGCGTGGCCGAACCCGGTGCGCTTACCTCTAAGTATCCCTTCAGCGCATAGTAGCTATTCCCGCTCCAGGGCGTATACCGGATAGTGAGCCCATCCTTACCCCGGACTAGGTAGGCCTCTCCGGGGTCGCTGACGCCGAACCCCACATTCAGCGGGACATCCCGCTCCACCACCTCAATCCCGCCCTTGACTACCTTGCGCTTGTCCAGGCGGATGGGGCCACGGGTGATAGTAAGCCCGTCGCCCTCCTCTGCCACCTCCGCCTTGGGCTTCAAGGCGGCTTCCCGCGCCTGGAATTCCCGCTGTGCCTCCAGCCGTTGCTTGGCTCGGACTGCCGCAAGCTCCTCCTGGACCCCGGCTACGCGCTCCGGGGTCAGCTTGGTCCCGTCGTAAAACGTCCACCTCTCCGGACCCCAGCCTTGGTAGAACGCCTGCTCCAGCGCATTATTGGACCAGTTCGACTTGGGTACGGAGACAGCGGGGGACATCTCCCGCAGCGCCAGGTTGTACTGCTCCATCGCAGTCTCATACAGCGCCTGACCCTCAGCCCCAGCCCCGAACGTCTGAGGAGTGACCAAGCTGGTCATGTCCTGCCCGGATCTCATGGCTTGGAGGAAGGCGTCCCGTAGAGCCGGGTAGTCCTCTTCCATAGGCAGGGTGGGGAGAGGCTTGGGGTCATTGGCCGCAGGGGAGGCCTGGCGAGCCAGATCGCGCACCAGGTCCGCCTCCGCATCCGGCTGGAGCTTCATGCGGATAACGGTCTCGGTCTTGCCCTTGTACTGTTGCTCGAACACCAGGGCGTTCTGGTCCTCCACTGAGGTCGTGTCAACCCGGATTGATTCCCCCTGTTGGCCCACCTGGGAGACAACCGCCAGTTCCTCCTCCGCCTCTTCATCCAGGTTCTGGTAGGCGGGCTTGGGCGGCTCCACCTGCGCGGGCTTGGGAGCCTCCTTGTAGTCCGCCATCAGCCATTGATGGCGGCAGTTATACCCGCCCCCGGTGAGGAAGGGGTTGGGTAGCTGGCGGTTGTCCATCTTCTCGATGTCCTCCCGCGTGTACCGCGCGTCAGGGTTCTCCAGGAGGTGTCGGCAGAACGGCCTGGTCAGCTTATCACGGGGACCGGCGTACATGAAAACGACCTTGCGCCCGCCCGCCTCGATCACCCCCACGGCCCGGTCCGTGATGGTGCGGCGGTAGATGCTCATGGACGTATCCGCCAGCGTCATCGCCTTGGGAATCGTTGTGTGGAACGTGTTGACCAATTCGTCCGTGATGTCCTTGTGGGACCCCACGCCGAGACGCATCATGGTCTTGCGCTGAGCCAGGTTCCCCACGTCCTGGACCACGCCGTCTAGCTGATCCCGCGTGGTCAGCACCACCTGGTTCAGGGCGTCCTGATCGAGCTGCCCGAACTTCACCTCGGGGAGGGGATTCTGCAAGCTCTGGTTGATGGCTTCCAGAGCCTCCTGGAAGTGGACCATCTGCCCCGGCATCTGGCCGCTGAACCACTTGTTTAACGCCCCCAGGGAGCGGCGATTCATCTCAGATACGAACTTGGCCGCCAGTTTGCTCACTGCCTCCCGGTTGGCTGGCGTGGGGGGAATGCTGGACCCGTCCGGGGACTCCAGCGCCCCTTGGAGCCAGGCTGCCACGGCCACGGAGGCCTTGGCCGTGATGTTGGCCAGCGTATCCTGATACTCCCCCGTCACGGCGTCAATCCATTCCTCATGACGCTGAGTAACGGAGGCCAGGCTCGCCTTGGGTGCCTTGGGTGCCTTAGACAATCACATCCTCCGCAGAGTAGGCAATAGGGTGACGATACTGGATGGCACTTGTCCCGCCTCAATCAGAGTGCCCGTGGCCACCAGCGCCGGGGCGAGGTCGATTTCCACCGTCGAGATGTCCGCCCATGCCTGGAGGTATGACAGGCCGCCCGTGGGGCCAGCCCAGACAACCCACTCGGTAGCCTCTTCCGGGATGACGGAGGGGGCCACCGCCCCCAGGCTCCGGGGTGTACCGGTTGGCGGCGTGAGACCCGCGATGCTGACCCTGACGCGCTTGGTGCCGTCCAGGGTCACCTCCACCGCGTCTGATGGGGCGGAGTAGATGCCAGCCGCCGTCCGCCAAGAGATGGCCACCTGATAGTTGCCCGTGGAGGCCCCGGTGGCCCCGTCGATCAGGCTCACCTTGCTCGCGTCCCAGGTGCCAGCGCCAGTCCAGAGGACCGCACCGGGGCGCGGGAGCGGGCGGGCCACCACCGGGAGCCCGGATTCCACCAGGTTAGCCCAACTCCGGCCCGCCAGGGTGGCGTAGTCCTGAAACTTGTCCAGGTAGCGGTCCTCTCGGGAGCGGCGATTTGAGGCAGTCCGGTAGAAGCCCTCCAGGGCCACGGCCAGAGCATAAGCCTTGATGGGGCTGATGAGCCCCGGAAGGGCCGCATCCACCACCACCTGGGCCGGGTTGAGTTCCGCCCCCATAGGGGCCTGGCCCGTGTCATGGACGGCGGCCAGGTGCCCGGCGGTCATCCCGGAGCCCCCAATGGCCAGGTGTTTTCCACTGTAGAGGATGCGGCTCAGGGTCTGGCTGACCGCATAGCGGCATACACCCAGGTCTCCGTCGAGGGAGATCTTTAGCTCCGTGGCGATCCTGTCAGTTTCACCCTCCATGGCAGAGAGGTCAGCGGGCTTGACCAGGTAGTCATCGACTAGCAGCATGGTGCCTCCTTCAGGCGGTGGTGCGGGGATAAAAACCAAACGGCGCGGGAGCCCCTGGTAAGAGCGTCCGCGCCGTCTGGGGCCGCAGGGAGAGGTCGGGGAGCGAGGGCTAGTTGGTTTCCAGCCAGGCTTCGCACTTGAGGGACGGGGTTGTGCCCTTCAGCGCGGTCACGTTGATGCGGGCCTTGGCCGAAGCGGTCCCCACCCGAAGCATCGGGATATCCCGCTTGCGCCAGGAGTAGACGACGGGAGCGTTGGCCGCGACGGGACCCTGGATCTCGGCGGCCAGGTGCGTCTGCACCGCCGTGAAGGTGCCGTCCGTGGCGTCCTCCACGCCGATCACAGCGCCGGGAGTGCCGGAGGCGGCGGACAGCGACCACACCTTGACGCGCAGGGTGTAGTCATTGGCAGCCGCGCTGATGTCGCCAGCCGATGCGGCGGCGATGGCGGTGGGCGCGGAAATGGTGGCGATGCCGTTGGACAGTTCGATTCGGGTCAAGGGGAGTCTCCTTTATTGCTGGGGTTTCTGTTTCGACGGCTGGGCCGTCTGGATCTGGTCTGCGGTGATGTGCACCACGGTCTGCATTTTCTTTTCGTTTTCGGCCCGGGTCAGGGCGTTGCCGTCCGCCGTCCTCTGGGCCTGATGCGCCCTGATTTCGTCCGGCGTGGCCATGCGGTGAGTCTGCTTGGCGATCAGCTCGGCAGCAACTCGACGGCTTGCCTCGCTGGGAGCACCGGGGCGGCTGTTGTAGACCGCGTTGTCCACGCTGGTAACCCAGAAGGTGTCCCCGGCGGGCAGGGCAGCCTCCACCTTCTTGACCTCGGACCAATACAGTGCGATATTCATGCGATTCTCTCTCCGTGCGTGTAGTGGACCCCGGCTGAGTTTCAGGCTCCGCCGGGGTCTATGTCAGCGGTGGAACGACTAGGACTGGGTCTGGACCTGGATGCCGAACTCCGGCCTGAGGACGCCCACCCCGTACAGCACGTCCAGTGTGAACTGCTGGGCCAGCGTGCTGGGGTTGTAGGACATAATCAGGCGGGCGACGATGCCGTTGGCGTCCAGATAGGTGCCCACGGCCCCGGTTCCTGCCAGGGGCAGCGGGAGGCGGCGGCTGACCAGCACCATGGCGTCCCGGGTAAAGGCCAGGTTGTATGTCGTCGAGGCGGGCCTGGGGACAAGCTGCGAGCGAAACACCTGGAAGCCCTTGACATTGCCAATGACGCCCTCGACGATTGCCTTGGAGTCGCCTGAGGTCTGCATCTCGGTGAAGCGGGTGAGCTGGCGGGCCTTGCTGTACTGATTGCCGTTGAGCACCAAATATTTGGTCTGGGCCATCGGAACCTGGGCGTTGAACAAGGCCGTCTCCGCCTGTTCAATCAGGGACTCTGTGAGGTCCACGCCGCTGGAGCCAACCGCCGTGTTGACGTTCAGGGCGGGATAGAGTCCGAACAGGGCTTGCTCGATGTTGGTGGCCAGGGCCAGGGCGGCGGAGCCCATGAACACCTGGGCCAGGTCGGGCTTGGCCACCAGCTTGGTCACATCCGGGATGGCGAAGCTGGTCTCAACGTGCCTGTCCAGGACGATGGACACGTTGCCCAAGCTGGCGTTTTGGTTGGTGACGCTGCCCGCTTCCGCGATGTTATTCGCCGTGAGGACAGGTGCGATGGGCACGGAAACCGTGTCACCGGATTGCGCCATGGGGCCGTCCCAGTCCCGATTCACGAGGTTTGCCATCAAAAAGTTTGGCCTGAGGGCGGGGAGGACCTGGTCCGCCACCAGCCTCACAATGGCTTGGGGCAGATTCGCAGAGGTGATTTCGTTGGCCACTAGTTACTCCTTTAAGGTTGATTTTAGGCCGTTATGCCCGGCCCTGCATGAGATCCACGACGCGGGCTTGCGCGGCTGCCTTCCGTGCTGGATCGGCAGACGAGTCAAGGTCGTCAAGGGTGAGAGGCTTATTCCCGTGAGAGGCCGGTGCCCCAACTCCGGTACCCGGAGTGCCCTTGGGCTTCAGTGCGAAGCTCAAGGGACCCTCCAGGGCGTTCTTAATGGCATCGCCCACCGGGAGGTCTCCCACCACCAGAGTTCCGTCCGCAGCTCGGTTGAGCTGGGACATGAACTGGCTCGCCACCAGGCGGCGGGCGTCATCATTCGTGAACTCGAAACCAGCCAGAGCGGTGCTCAGGGCGGATTCCCGGTTGGCCTTCTCGGCGGCTTCCTGGGCCGCCTTGGCGGCCTTGCTCTGGTCAGCGGATTCCTTTTTGAGGCGCTCCACTTCCCGGTTCATTCGGTCCAGTTGCGCCTTGACCGCTGGCGGGAGGTCATCCTTGCCCGGGGCGGGCGGCTCCGGCTCCGGAGTGGGCTCCGGGGCGGGCTGAGGCGCGGGCTTGGTCGCTAACGCCTTGAGTTGGTCACTTAGG